TTTGCCGCAGCCGTTCCAGATCCGTCGGCAATGCGGTTCAAAAGCGCAAGCTTCGCCATATCACGCTCCCACGGCGAGCGGCACCCAAGAGGGCTAACCTCGCTTAGCAGCGTTGCCGTTTCAGCGCATGTAATGTCAGCCATATCGTTTTAGCGTTTCGGTTATCGTGCCATCGGGCCGCGTCCGCGCTGCATCACCTCGGCGATGAAACCGCCGCCGCCAGGAGTGGACTCCTCCATCTCCTCGCCCTCCTCATACTCCTCCTCGCCTCCCTCGGCCATCTTCTTACCCTTAGACTTCTTCTCGTAACCGGGGATAGCCATGCCATCAATCTCGATGACCTCCGCCTTTCCGTTCTTACCAAGAACGATAGTCGCCATCGTTTGGAAAGCCTCGCCTTCCTTCAAGTTCTCGGGGATTTCGACGCCTTTGGGAATGGTAAATACCGGCATGAAGCGAGCATCAGACTCATGGCATGTATGTCAATCAAAAACCCCCCACCAGCCTTTCGGGCCGATGAGGGGCTGCTCCAACAACGGAGCTGTAAGACAAACAACCTATGAGATAATCCGGTGGCCACAATCGCCGAAAAGAAAAAACCCGCAAGCATTTTCACGCCTGCGGGTCTGTGAATTATTAGCTCGATTACGAGCAGATGATCGTGGTCAAAGCGCCGGTGCAACGACGGAAGATAATCGTCATGCCCTGGTTAGTGAAGATTGGCTCGGGAGCATGAATGAACTCAGCATAGTGCTGACCCTTCTTCTCCAGAGGATCGGCGCAATCCACATCGAGCTTGTACGCACCAGTCACCCACTGCCACTCGCCCATGTAGTTGGTCGGCATCCAGCTCAAATCACCAACACGGTTCACAGGACGCACAATGTGCGACTTGAACACATACGGGGTGACAACGAACGCAGCCTCGAACGGAGCAGTCACCCAGCTTGAGTTGACGCTGAACACCGTACCCTTCGTGCCATTGGCGCTGGTAAACGGCTGAACCAGCGTGTACTTGCCACCAGCGTAGGTGTAGCGGGGCGGGAACAGATTCGGCACATGCCGGAAGTTCTTAATCACCCGATTCGCGCCAATGCGCTTGAGCAACTCAGCGCCGCTGCCGCTGCCCATATCAGCCTGACGCAGATCCTCACGGAACGCGGGGTTGTTCTGAGCGATGCGCTGCGAAGCCTCCAAGCCGATGTAGAGCGGGAACACCGGGCCGTCGCTGCTGTAGCTGATGAAGCCAGAGCTATCAGGATTCGTCGCACCATTGCGGATCAGCGTGGCGGCGGCGACATCGAGCATCTCCTGAGTCAGCTCGGAGGTGGACTGATTGAGCGCCTGACCAGCGGAGCCGGTCTGAATCCAGGGCAGCTCATTCACGCCAGACGGAATCGTCTCAACCTGAGTAAAGGACGAGTCGGCCACAGCCTTGATGGCGTACTTGGCGAACATGTTCTGGTAACGGGTTTCCCAAGAACGCTGAGCGCGGATGGAGAGCTTCTCAAGGTACACGCGCAAGAACGCCTCGACGCGATGATCGAAGGTCAGATCGTCCTTACACAAGAGCGGACCTTTGAGGGCGAAACGCTCAGGACTCCAGGTGACGGCATTGTAGCCGACCGGAACGTCATTGTAGGTGACATCGCAAGCACCACCGTTATCACCAGGATTACCGCTGGCGAGCGTGATGGCCGACCACTCCTCAGCCGCAGTCGGCTCGATGGAGGTGGTGGTGAACGAGGTCTGGGTCAGACCAGTACCCTGAGGATACTCGCCGCGCTCAATCATGTTGAGCCACATCGAGCGGTACGAGGCGCGTTTATAAACGTCCTGCGCGAGCGACTCAGTAGCCACCGCGAAGGCGTTGAAGACATTAGGACAAGCCATGAGATTATGAAATTAAACCGACGTTATCTGCGTTATGGTTGGCCATCCATCCACCACACGGTGGCTGATTATCCAACCTGCTACACGCGGAGTGTCATTGCCGCTTAGACGGTTTTGCGATGGCTGACCAAGCCTCCGCATTGCTTAAGGTCGTTACGCGCACTGACGCACAAGGGCGACTAAAGTGTCAATCACAATTAGTAATTGGCCTCAAACTCATCGGTCAGCTCCGATTGCTCCGCCATGTAGCTCTTGTATCCACAAAGTAGGCCAAGTTTATGAGGTTGGATGATATGCTCCTTCGCGATGACTCCACGGAATGTGTACGGACCTGGAAAAGTTCCTGTCATCAGAGCGTAGAAGTCCACTCCGTCGGTTTTCAACCCTTTGCGCGCATCGACCAATAGCTTTCCATTGTCATACTTGGTCGTTTTAACATCGATGCAAAATCCCGGTGGCGGCGGGACAATCGCGTCATAGAGCGGATGCGGAGGATTACGATCCGTATCCAGATCAGGATAAACATTGAACAGCTTGCAGAAAGCTAACTCGCCGCAGATTCCCTCAAGATCAACCGTATGCGGATCTTCCGCGCTGATCTTCAGGTTCACCACATTGAAATATCGATTCTTACCATTTCGATTCTTGGCTACGAAATGGGCGAGCTTACGCTCCGCTGTTGAGAGAGAAATACTTTGACCAATTTTGATTTTGTTTAGCATGGTCAAAAAGGCGGAAAATTTTTGAGGGGGGTATCGTAAACGAAGCCCACCCCCAAAAGGGGGCTGTACCCTGCCAGTCCCCATCGCCTATTCCCCGGCCGAAAACAATCCTTTTCTGTCATTAGCAAATCTAATCCCAACTATAAGTCCGCCCGTCTTGCACAGTCACTGTTATATTCACTTGGTTTCGGATTCGCTCACGACTTGCACCTCCGCGATTCTGTCAGGCATCGATCCGAGTAGATTGATTGAGACGGACGCTTGTTCCCCTTGTTCGCTCCATCCGAATACCAACGCACTACGCTTCGCCACGCTTCCAAGGATAGTCTCTCTCACGCTTTCGTCCTTTATCCCGTCCAATGCGTAGCTATCGATCCTTTCCAACGTGCTGGCGGCATCAGCCGCGAGCTTAGAGCGGACAAGCGCAGACAGACTTTCCAATGAAACACTTTCCTTTGAGGAAATAGTGTTTCGCATTTCCCGCTTCACCTTGGTGATTCCTTCCTTGCTCGCCTTGCTGGTCAGCGTTGCAAAGTTTAGCCTCAATTCGCTTCCGATTGCTTTCCAAGTCTTTCCCGATAGGTAAAGGGCTTTGGCCTGATTCCATTGGTTCTCTGTCATACAAGGTACTTTGCCAAGCAAGGTAGGTTTCGGCAACTTGCTTTCCCCACCACGTTTCCCCGCCTCAAAAATCGATTTTTGACTTCGCCAGTCGTTCCACTCTCAAAAATTTTTCACGCATTTTCCCCAGCAAATCCCACCGTTTTCCCCTTTCCTAAAAATATTTTTACTTTTCTTTTGACTTCTTTTTCCGTTTCCACTAGTCTGTCCGCCGTGAAAAGCACCCTGCGTCAAAAATTCCTTAGCCTAGCCTTTCAGGCCTTGGCATATGCTGTCGTTTCCTACGCTTTCTTCCTCGTTTTCTTCCGTTCCCAATTCTAACCCTCAACCGATCAAATCCCATGAACGTTCACCTAACTCTCAAATCATCAAACGTCAAAACCGGACCGATTCCGGTTTCCACATCGTCGGCCGTCACTTGCAGTGACGCTTGTCCATTCAAGAAATCCGGTTGCTATGCCGACTCCGGTCCGCTTGCGCTTCATTGGAGCAAGGTTACAAGCGGACAGCGCGGTTTTGATTGGTCCGCCTTCCTGTCCAAAGTCCGCTCTTTCCCAGCTGGTCAATTATGGCGGCATAATCAGGCGGGTGATTTACCGGGTGTTGGTGATTCAATTGACGCAACCGCACTAGACGAACTTGCAACCGCCAACACCGGCAAACGCGGTTTTACTTACACCCATAAACCGTTGACACCCGACAATCTGTCCGCGATTCGGTCCGCCAATGAACGCGGTTTCGTCGTCAACCTGTCCGCCAATTCGATTTCACATGCCGACACCCTTGCCAAACTAGGCCTCCCGGTTGCGGCCGTCGTGCCGCAGGAC